ATGCGCCGCAACCCCGGTTACGTGATATTGGCGCCGCTGGGGTCGGGACACCCCTTTAACCAGTTTATTCACGACGTGGTGTTTGACACGGCTTCGTCGGCTGAATACTATCGCGACTTCCCGTATTCGTACGTACCGCGGGGCCGTGAACAGGTCAGGGTACAGTGTTACAGTAGCGAAACTTTATTGATGAAATGCGAGGTCCCGTGTGACGATATGTTCGACGTGAAGTGGGAACTGGCTATGCGCTTTTACCCGTCGTTATCGCCGACGATACGCAAGTATCAGCGTTTTATAGAACAAAACCCGCCCGAAGAAATCTGGTACGAGGGCGATTTACCATTTTAAGCTATGGATTGTCAATTCTTCGTCGTGTCCAAGAACCGCCCCAAGTGCGTCACGACCAAATTGTTGGAAAAGGGCGGCGTCGACTACCACATCGTGGTCGAAAAGGAAGACGTTGAAAAGTACGTCGAAGCAGGTCACGACCGTAAGCGGTTGATCGTACTACCAGCGTCGAACCGCGGCTACAGCTACGTGGTCAATTTCTGCAAGAACACCTACCTCCGCGCCGGGCGGCCTGTAGTGGTGATGGATGACGATATCGCCAACTTCTTCTACTCGATCGACGGCGAAGCCAAATGCGGCCTTTCGCTGAAGACCCCGGAAGAACTGTCGGAGTTCTTTGAAGAGTTCAACCGCGAAGTCATGGAGACCGACTTCGAGTACGGCACCATGGGTAAGAGCGCCTTCGACTGGAGTTGTACCGACGTCAGCCCGCGTTTCAAGTACGGCGGTATCCCTCACCTCATCGTGTTCAAAGGGCTGCGGACGCTGGAGTTGGACTTTGACGAAAAGTTGGAGTTGAAGTGCGACATCGACTATTCGTTGAAGTGTATGTATCTGGGCATCGTCTACGCGCGCTTCGTACGCTTCCTTCTCCAGAGCAAGATGAACAAGGAGGCAAATCAGGGCGGTGGCCTTCAAGACGTGTACGAGCGTCAAGAACGTGTTCAGCGTGCTCACAACATCATATTGAAGCGGTGGCCGCTGAACGCCCGTGTCGATGACAAGAAGAAGCCCATCAACGGCGTACCGGAGTTACGTATTGTGTACAAGAAATTTGATATTGACTTTGATGCGGTGGAGGTGTAGGATTCCAAGTATTTATTTGGAAAACTGCACAACGTATGTCAGACAATATCCAAAAAGCAAAGCACAACGTCGGCGATCATCACCCTACGCAACCGTGGGTGTGGACGGAGTACAAGCCCGGAAAGTTCAACTGGCGTGTCGACAAGAACGCCAAACCCAAGGACAACGCCGATACCGGTAAACAATCGACAGGCGGTGGTGCCACGAGCCTCGAAGAGTGGGCCAAGCGTACCACCGACGACAACCTGCTCAAAGTAGTAAACAACCCCAAGGGCAACGCGCAGTTGCGGCAGATTGCCTACAACGAACTGAAGTCGCGTAACGCCGATCTTTCGCAGGTCGATACCAGCGGTACGTTGGCTACGCTGCTGAAGATGACCACCCAGCAGGACCCCGTGGCACCCACCAACGCCGCGGCTAAAGTAGACATCAACGACGGCGAAGGCGGAAACGACGACGGTGAAATCGTTGAAGACTGGTTCCTCAACCCCGATGACCCGCGTATTCAGAAGAAGTTCAACAAACTCCAAAGCCGTCAGGACCGTATCGCTTACGACCGCTTCGTCTACGCGATGAAGAAGAAGGACCCCGACTACCAGCCGCCCGTTGAGGTGATGTACGACCTGAACCGCCAGTATCTGGAGTTCTTGGACAACAAGGAGCAGCGGTTCATGATCTCGGCTGGTGGTGCCGGTATCGGTAAATCGTACGGTTTCAAGAAAATCGCCGAACTGCTCAACAAGCGTCCGTTCGACGCCGAAACCGACGCGCCCGGCGATGGCGACTATGACTACGTTGAACTCGGCGACATCAACTCCAAGAAGCAGCTGCTTGGCGTACTCAAAGCCCATAACGGTAAGATTCTTCTGTTCGACGATACCGACTCCGTTATCACCCGCACCGACTTGGCTTCCATCATGAAGAAGGCCACTTCCGCTTCCGGTAAGCGCGTGGTCGGAGACCCGGACGACGTCAAGTCGAATTTCGTGTTCACGGGCCGTATCATCATCATGACCAACAAGGACCTCGTGAACCTTGCTAAGAACGAGGACACCAAGGCTATCATCTCGCGTGCTACGCTGACGTCGGAAGTCTACCTGACCGTTGACGAGACGATCGAGGTTCTGAAGGACCGCTACGAAGACATGGACGTTCCCCAGCAGCCGCACTTAGATGACCCCGAAGAGGACAAGCAGGAACGTAAGGAACTGTTTGACCTTATCGTCAAGAACAAGAATAAGATCGACCCCGCCAAGTTTACCACCCGCACCTTCGGCACCATCCTGTCAGAGAAGCGTTCTGCCGACCGCGCCAACAAGCGCGCCAAGCAGGGCGGTCAGTGGACAAACCTGATCGGTAGCAAGCAAAAGGAGTGGGAACGCGCCGCCGTTCGTGCACTGACGAAGGGGCTCGCGTACGAGGCCATTCAACCCGTCGAAACGTCGGATGATATCAGTAAGGCCGAAGCCCTGCTCAGCGACGCAGAATCGCTCGAAAAGGCCGATTTTACCGAAGAGCAGCGTGAGAACCTTGCCAAGAAGAAGGAAGCCCTCCCTGACGGCTCATTCCCGATTCGTAACAAGTCCGACCTGAAGAACGCCATCCGTCTGGCTGGTAACGCCAAAAACCCCGAACGCGCCCGCCGCTGGATCAAACGCCGTGCCAAGTCGCTCGGCGCTGAGGACATGATCCCCGACACGTGGAAGGCTCAGACCACCGACCTCGGTGCGCTCCCGGCTGACGACATGTCGATCGAAAAGGCTGAAACCCTCTTGTTCGGATAACCCATGGACGAACTTAGAAAAGCGCTGGAAACTTTCACCCTCCGTAACGCCGAGGGCGAAGTTTCTGACGCCATGCTGGAGAAGGCGTGTGAGGCGTACAAGGTTCGTTCTTCAGAGTTCGTCGATGACTACCAGTACAACTTGTACGTGGCGAAGTCCGTCTACGACCATCTCCATGGCGTCGATCAAGACCCTGAAATTTCAAAGGCTATCATGCCCGGCCAGACTAAGGTTGTCGATGGCGTGGTGTATATTTGGACGCTTACTCCTAACGCCAAAACGACGTACGACTGGCGAGTTTACAAGAATCCTCAAGGCATACCCGTTGGAAAGGGTCCTTTTCGTTCCAAGGCCATATTGGAACGGCAACAGAAGGAAGTGAACGAGATGTTTCCGGCTGACCCCTCGGAATTGACCTTCGTTCAGAAACTGGGCGGTTCTACGGGGGCTGAGTTGATGAAGGACGCCAAAGGCCGTGAGTTCGTCGTAAAGAGTTCTAAGAACACCACCCGCGGTCACGTCGCAGCGGAGTACTACGCCGCGCAGGTGTACAGCCTTTTGGGGTTGGACACGCCTGACTACGAAATGTACGACGACGGAACGGACCTCGTGCTGATATCGAATTACATGCGTGGTATGTCCGAGCCTCAGGTTAAGGACTACAATGCTATGGCTAAAGGCTTTGTCGTTGATGCCTTTTTAGCTAACTGGGATATTTACCAAAACGACAACTGCTTGGTTGACGCCGCTGGTAAAGTCTACCGCGTCGACAACGGTAGTACGTTTGATTACCGTGCCCAAGGAGCCAAGAAGCCTTTTGGCAACCAAATCGACTGGGATAACATGGTGCGGTACAATTCCAGCGTGGTTGCCAACCTCAAGCCGCAGGACTTCATCGATCAGATTGACGCCCTGAAAGCCCGTAAAGACGAAGTATTGGCGTATTTTGACGCCGGAAGGCTCGGTTCCAAGCCGAAGATGCGCGCCATCATTGAGGCTCGTTTCAAAGACCTCGACCGCATCCGCGGTATTTATGAGATAGAAGTACGTCGTACCAGCAGACAAGTTGCGCCCCGAACGCTCAAGTCTCCGGCAGATATGTACCGCGACTTCACCGAGGATGAGATCAATGATTTTTGGAATAATCAGCCCGGAGCCGATTATTACCAAAAGTTACAACGCCACAGCGGTAATACGGGTTGGGAACTGCTTTCTACCATTTGTAGCGCTCGTGGCTTTGATGCGCGGCCTGATGTAGTCGACGACGCTACGTTCTTCGCCAAGGCTGCTCAGAATAAATACCATATGTTCCGGGGAGTGGAACGTAACGGAACGGATAAAAACTACTACGCCGATGACTTCAAGTACAACGACGCTTGTTACTACGGAACTGTTGGCGTGTATGCTGAAGGAATCTATTTCCATGTGAACGATTCATCCAACGCCGACCGCACTCCATCCGGCTATCAGAAGACTTCGGCTTATCACAACGCTCGCGGTTACGCGGGTAGTGGTGCCATTATCGAGGCAGTTCTCGACGACAGCGCCAAAGTCATAACCGTTAATGACGCTCGTGAAGAGGTCAAGCAACTGTCTGCCGGTAATTCACCTGCTTTCCAAAAGGCAAAAAAAGATCTCGACGACGCCAAGGCCGAATACCAGCGCGTAACCGACGAACTCAACAACCTTACCGACACTACCGAAAAGAAGGTAAAGTCCGATATGCACTGGGACGACGCTTCGTACGTCGATATCCCGTTACAAATCGACCAGATTATCGACTGGGGTGCCATCGACGATGACGGCAACCCGGCGTACATGAAATTTGACGACTTCATGGATAATCACCTCAAGGGCTGGATCAAGGCTAACGGCGGTACTATTACAGCCAAGGGTGGAGGCACCGACGACTACGTCATCAAGATGCCTAACACCAACGAACGGTTCGTCTTCTCACGCTTTCGGTACGAGAACGACGCTATCAAGCGTAAGAACGCATTTGCACGTCCGTACAACTATCCCGTTCGCCAGCTGAAGGAATGGATCATGCGCGAGCACTTCGGTAAAATTGAAGACGCCGTAAAGAGTGCCATCAACAACTTGGATGACGAAGTGAAACGTTTGCAGGGTGAACAGCGCAAGGCGTATGTCGATTACAAAGACAAGGACAACGCCATGAGCAAGTTGAGCGTAAACGCCGTTGGTGATCCGGATAAGGACATCTATGCCGCCATCTACAAGAACGTTCATAAGGACGGCGAAAAAGAAGCACTCGGTGTATACGCTGCTTTGAAGGGATATGACGCTCTTATTCAGCCTAACGGAAACGGTTCCGGTAACTCGTTCATGATCGTGTTGAATCGCTCTAAAATCATTACTCGTAAATAGTATGAAAAAGGAACCCCAGTATGGAATAGCACGTCTGCGGACGACTTCGGTCGTTGGCGGCATGGCTTCACCGTACATCAATCGTAAACACCCCTCGGCGTTGATCCCCTTCAAGGGTGATCTCCCGATGCTGAACGACATCGACACTCTTACGTTCCGTGAAGCTATCCGTGAGACGCTGTCACTCGACGAACTTTCGTCAGAGTTTCAGCGTGTGGCCACCGAGGGCTATCGTATTGCCGTCATGGAGGAAGGATTCACCGCGTATCTTCGCGAGCGAGCCATAACGCCTGACGACTTTGTAAAATTAAGCAACTCCGAAAAATCGGACTATTTGCTGGATTGGATGAATTTGAACTCATTAGGTTTGGAATCGCTTAAAATCACAATCCGCAATGGCAAAAATTACGTACAATAATCCCGCGGCGTTCGCTATCAACGACACCGTGCGTGACCTCATCAGTAAGGTGGCCGATGACACCGCCAACCCCGAAATCGTCATCACCTCAACGCTCCGTGCCCCTGAAGCGCAGGCCAAGGCCATGGCCGACAACCTGTATGCCGGTAAACGTATCCGCTACCGTGCGCCGGGCGCAGCCGTTACCAAGGTCTTTGACGACAACTGCAAAAAGCAGGCCCGCTCCGAGGTCGAGAAACTGATGGTGGCTGAAATCGAACGCCAAGCCGCCATGGGGCAGCGTGTATCGCTTCACTGCACGACGGAGGCGTTGTACCGCCAGTGTAACATCATCGACCTTTCGATCTCACGGATGAAGAACCCGCGCGACTTCACCAATGCTTTGGCTAAAGAAGAGAAGTGCCGTAAGATCATCACGCCGCTTGGCGACGTTAAGTACGAAAGCCCCAAGGTGTCTATCGACGGCAATGAAGCCGCGCTCCACGTCGAGATTTTGGCATAACAAGTATAATGTTGGAAACTTATAAAATCTAAGAATATGCCGAGTTTTGTAAATATGGCGTCGCTTACCAAGTTGGCGTCGCTTACCGGAAACGAAGAGTTTCAGGTGTCACCCACTCAGAAGGTGACTGCTACCCAAATTGCTAACAAGGTACAGTTGAATCAAGTATTAATGAGCGGCTTCGAAGCCCTGAACATTAAGGGGGTTAGTAGTATCACTGATAGTAAGTCCCTATTAGGTGCCATGAAAATCCTGTATCAACTGGTGGGTAATGCTAACATTAAGCTGGTTGGAAATCTTGGTTCAATATTTGGAATGGTTGCTACAGGTGTAAACAATGCTCTTATGGGATATGGTATCCTCTTTGATATTTCAGGTGATACTCCTACTATATACTTTAGAGATAGCTTTACAGACCCCAATCCACAAACCCTGAGTGATGGTGGTTGGATTACTGCCATTAAAAATGGAAAATCCATCTCTCTTAAAGAAGGAGGTGGACTTGGTATCATGGAAGTTGGTGATTTTACCACAATCAATGAAGTTTGGGCTGGGGCGCAAGTTCCTGGTTCTATGTGTGCCTTCTATACTGGCTCAGAGGTTTATAGTGCACCTGAGGTTAGAGAAACAGACTATGTAGGATTTGTAATCCTGGATAATGATTTTAGTACTTCATCTCAGGCTACTGTTGTAGCTTATGCTAAAGGTAGTGGGCGTCAGTATATTGGCAAACTACAGTATGCAGGTCAGAGTATTGACTGGTTCCCAAATGTAAATGCTCCTGTAACCATTACTGATTTTAAGAGTGTTCCTATGACCGTAAAGGCAGGAAGAGATGGAGAACTCTTTCCTATTATAGTACCTGTTTCTGCTGCTAATGGTCCTGCTGGGTTATCTTCTGCTGGTCCAGGGTATGGATATGTCCAGGTTGCTAAGGTAGGTAGCACTAAGGTTTATAATTACATGGTCCAACTGGATGGTAGTGGCTCGTCCCAACTATATAGCGGCTTCTGTCATACTACTGCAAACACTGTGTCTTGGACCCCTGTAGGTGGACCATCAAATGTCTTACATGGTGAGAATGTCGAAGAAGGCTTGGAGTATCTTATTCCTGAGAATGTAGGTGATGTTGTGGCTTTTAACACTAACCAGTACTCTTCACAAGTTCCTGAAGAAGTTGAAGGTTTTGGCTTTCTCACTAAAATAGATAAGTACCAATCATTGGCACTCCTTGTGCAAAATGGTGGACATCGAAAACTTTATATAGGGGAGGTTCAAAATGATGGTTCTGGTACTGAGTGGACAGAAATATCAGCATCCTCAGGCGGAGGGCTTACAGCAGTCGAGTGTTCTGTCCCATTTCCAGTAATTAGCGAGCCATTTACCTTATCCAAGGTAAAACCGGGAGACAAACTCATGCTTACCTTTTATATAGGACCCGGTGCTACGGAGGTGGTTCAGCAGGGGCAATATCTACTATGGGTTGAAGTTCCCCAAGTAGGGCAGAGCACATTGCTTATGCACATCCAAGAATACAGCCCCGGCTCGTCTGGAACCCAAGACGAGAGCTTGAATATAAACAATGTCCGAGCTAACGCCGACGGATATGAATTCGAGTTTAAGATGTCAGGCAGTTCCGGAACAGCATACGTCGAGCTACATGCGGTATATAAGCTACCTTGATAGCAAAAGCCCCTCATTTAGAGGGGGCTTTATTTTACAGCGCCTTGGATAGCCTGTATATACCTACGACATGGAAAGCCTCAATGACTGTGTCAACATCTCCTGTCGCTTCCATATTGAGTATGCTTCCCGAAGCCGACAACATCAGATTAAAGCCAACTAACCCCGTAACGCCTCCTTGGGTATTGTAATTAAGCGCTTCTACGGTTAGGTCTTCAGTGCCGCTGGTGCTGACCCAAATTATGCTCCGTCCTTGTTTGCTTCCGATCATGGTATGATCGCTCGATATAAAGTTATAAACAATCATAAGGCGGTCGCCTTCGCTTACCTCTCCGCCGAGATTGAATGTTTCGGGTGCTGCATTAGCTAACGCAATATCGCCACTGAAAAGTTGCTCGACCCCTGCTCCGCCGCCAAGTTCTGTCCATTGAGCAGTAGTTCCGTTCGTCGAGCCGGAGAAAGTACCAACGCGATTCGCCATTACAAGTATAACGGTGGTAACAATAGTGCCGTAAACATGTTTAAGGACGATAAATTCAATTTTTGGTGCCCTATCGAGCCCATCAAGAAGGCTACCGACGAGGAAACAGGTGAACCTGTTATGCGCATCGGCGGTATCGCTTCAACCGTCGATCGCGATGCTGATGGCGAAATACTCGATCCATCGGGTTTCGACATCCAGCCCTTGAAGGAGTCGGGAATGGTCAACTGGCACCATCAGGCCAAGAACTCTCCTGCAGCAATCATCGGCGAACCGTCGAAAGTAGAACTGCGCCCCGAGGGTCTTTGGATTGAGAGTGATTTATACGCTTCGTCGCCTATGGCTAATGAGGTATATGAATTAGCCAAAACTCTCGAAGAAAACAGCAAGACACGCCGCTTGGGGTATTCCATCGAAGGCAAGGTTATAAAGCGTGCTTCCAACGACAAGAAATCACCCTTATACAACAAGATCGTGAAGGCAGTGATTACAGGCGTTGCTGTAACACACATGCCGAAGAACCCTCACACGTTCGTCAACATCATCAAAGGTCAGGTTGACGCCGATGGTATTGAGGTAGATTTGGAAGAAGAGGACGATAACGCCGAAGAGCGCGGCGGCAAGACCGAAAAGAAGGCTTTAACTACCGAATCCGGCGCAGCGCTTATGCCTGAATCCGTAGACGGCCAACCGAAGAAAACGTTTTCAAAATCTTCCGTCATGGAATGTATCTTCCGCGACATTCCAAATATTACAATACCGAACGCCCAAGAATTGTATACTTTAATCAAAAATATATCGGTTATGAACAAACGCAAATCCATCACTTCCGAGGACATCGAGAAGGCATATGACGCTCTGGGGCTTGCTCCCGAGAAGAAAGCCGACAATGCCGAGGACGTGCAGAAGGGCGATGACGCTGACGGCCAGATGGGGAAGGAAGATGAAACCCACGACGACGAACCGCGTCATAACGCCGCTAACGCAAAGAACGCCGTTGCAGGCAAAAAGGAGGAATCTGAGGAAGAGACCGAGGACGATGACGAGGGTTTCGAGGAGTGCGACAAGAACGGCGCCAAGATGAAGAAGGGTGCCGACAACGACATCCTGAAGGCTATTCAGGGCGTTGGAGACGAATTCAAGTCGTACATTCGCGCTACTGCCGTACTGGTGAACGATCTTCGTCAGAAACGTGCTGAAGACGCTAAACGTATTGGCGAACTCGAAAACATCATCAAGGGCCAGACCGAGATCATCGAAGGTTTCTCCACCAAATTGGAGCGCTACGGCAGCGAGGTTCCGCGGCCGAAGTCGCTGCGTTCGGCTACGGTGGTTGATCGCGCCTTCGCGAAGGGTAACGCCGACAACGGTATCGAGAAGGGCGGCAGCGCCACTCGCATTTCGTTGCGTGAAAACCCGAAAGCCATTGCGTCGCTGCTCGACCAGGCATCGTTCGCCAAGGGCTACGACAAGGAGTACGGTGATGCGCTTTTGGCGTTTGAGGCACGCCCCGCTGACGGTCTCCCCAAGAACATCATCGCTCGCCTGAAGGCTGAAACCGGATACGAGATCGTGAAGTAGAAACACCCAAACTATTCCATAACATAATCAATTCCAAATCATGGACAGACTTTCTATCAATCTCGCCGACTATGGCATCCAAGCGCGTGGTGCCCAGTACGGCTCGTCCAGTCAGGAAGAGGTCGCTGCGCTGAACAAAGCCCTCGAAGCCACCGACATCACGGGTCGTCAGACGACGAACCTTACCGATGCCTCCGGTGCGCCGCTGAAGGTGGAGTCGCTGGAGCGTACTCTGAAGCACCTGACGTTCCGTGAGAGCGACATCGTTCTCTGGAAGAACCTGCCGAAAAAGGCCGCCTACAACACCGTTGAGGAGTACAACCAGTTGGCATCGTACGGTGCTGACCGCGGTGGCTTCACCAACGAAGGCGAACTCCCCGACGAGGAGGACTCGATCTACATCCGTCGGGCTCAGCTGGTGAAATACCTCGGCGTCACCAAGTCGGTTACGCACCAGATGACCCTCGTCAACACGATGGTGGGCAACATCATGGAGCGCACCATCAAAGACGGTACGCTGTGGATTCTCCGCAAGCTGAACAAGTCGCTGTACTACGGCAACTCGGACATCATCCCGCAGGAGTTCAACGGTCTGCTGGCTCAGCAGCTGCAGTCGGACGCATGGAGCGGTCTGGACGCTTATCTCAACTCTGAGAACGTGATCGACCTTCGCGGTCGTGGCCTGACCGAGGACCCCATCGAGACGGCTGCCAACTCGATCGTCGAGAACTACGGTCTCGGAACCGAACTGTATGCTCCCCCCGCCGTTCTGTCGGACTTCGTCAAGACGTTCTACGGCAACAAGTTCATCCAGCCCAACACCGCCCAGACCAGCGCCGGTATCATGGGTCAGCGCGTTCAGGCGTTCGACTCGCAGTTCGGCCGCATCGGCCTCAACTACGACGTCTTCTTCAAGAAGGCTCCGTTCAAGGTTGCTGGTGCTCAGTCGACGCATCCCAAGTCGCCCGCCGCTCCCGTATGGGACACCGCTGCTCCGGCTACGGTTGTTGCTGACGTGACGACCTCGAAGTTCAACTCGGAGGACGCTGGCAACTACATCTACGCTATCGCAGCCATCAACCGCCATGGCGAGTCGTCGCTGGTGGTGAACGAGACTCCGGTGGCCGTGACTGCAGGGTCGGTCGTTGACCTCAAGTTCTCGATCGTGGACAACGCTCACCCGGCTACGGGTTATCGCGTATACCGTTCGAAGAAGGGTGGCGACAAGAACAGCAAACTGTACCCGATCTTCGACATCTCAGTGGCTCAGCTGAAACTGGGTTACGCAGGGGCTGCCGGCGATCTGTGCCGCGACAACAACTACTTCCTGCCCGACTGCGATCAGGCCTTCCTGGTTCAGTTCGACAACGAAGTGATCGAGTTCGCTCAGCTGGCTCCGCTGATGAAGATGGACCTCGCGATTCTGTCGCCTGCGTACCGCTTCATGGTGCTGCTGTACGGTACGCCGTTCCTGTACGCGCCGAAGAAGTTGGTCCGCCTGATCAACATCGGACGCGCCTCCAACTAACGAAACAATCGTTCAACCGAGAAGCGGGGGTGGGGGTAGCCCCATCTCCGCTTTCTCATTAAATCGTTTACAATGAAACTGAAAACCACCAATGCGTCCCTGTACGGTTCGCGCCTCGCTGTCCCCGTTGACGGCACTATTCAAATCGACCGCAACGGCGAGATCAACGTATCTGAAGCCTGCGCCAAACATCTGCTGACGCTGCCCGAATGGCAGGCCGTTGCAGGAAAGAAGGCCGCCGAAGCCACGGCCGAGGATCAGGACAAGGTCGTCATTGACCAGATTCGCGCCATGTCGCTCGACGAGATGCTCGAGACCGCCGCCGAAGCAGGTTATCCTGAGGACGAGTTCAAGAAGTTCAAGAAGAACCCCAAATTGATGGCAGCCTATCTGGTGAAGAAATACAAGGCCGCTGTCACCTCTGAGGAGTAGTTTCCTCGTCTCACCGTTACGACTCGCAAAACAGACCAAAATGACTCTTCAATTAGACATCCTCTATAACAAGAACGAAGGCCTCGTGTTAAGCCCTTCGGAATTGGCTGAAAACTACCTTTTCGGCATTCCGATGTGTGCCCCCGATGGCCAGCGCGTTTCGGAGTCTTCGATCAAGACCCAGATCAAGGTAGCGCAGGCGCAGGTAGAACACCTGTTGTCGGTGAAACTCAAAAAGCAGGTCATCGAAGAGAGCCGCGACTATATTCGCGAAGAGTGGAACAACTGGGGCTTCATCCGCGCGATGTACCCCGTGGTCTGTATTCATTCGTTGTGCGGTTTCATCAACTCTGTAATGCAGACCCGCTACCCCTCAGAGTGGCTTTCCATCAAGAAGATCGCTTCTGTAGCCGTGTACCGTAATATCTCATTGATCCCCAATTCGGGTTCCGGAAAGGGCGCCATCATGACGCAGAACTCGTACGTGTACAACGGTATTGCCCCTAACTTGGGGTGGTTTGGTCAAAAGTACATCCCTAACTACTGGCGGTTGAAATACGTCACCGGGTGGGACGAAATACCCGCCGACCTGTTGAACTTTATTGCCAAGGCAGCAGCGTTGAACGTGCTGGCAGTAATAGGCGATGTACTTTACGGCGTGGGCATGTCGTCGGTGAGTATCTCACTCGATGGTGTGTCACAAAACACGCCGTTGACACGTTCGGCCCAAGGCGGCCTATTCGGCGGCCGCATCAAGTTATATCTGGACGAACTGAATCAACAACTGCCGAATCTGAAGAACCAATACCGCGGTATCGCGTTTGATGTACTGTAATGGCCAAAAAGCAATCCATACTGAGCGCGTCGCTCGTTGACACCCCACCCGTGAGCCTGACCCCCGCGCAACCGGGGCGTCCGGCCGTGGGCTGGGACGTCGGCCGTTTTGAACGCCTTATCTACGATCAGGGGTACGACGCCTACATCGACCGCGCCATGCGTTGCCCGTGCGTGGACAAGACCAGCGGTCAAGCCTCGTCGACGTGTCAAAACTGCTACGGCCGAGGATGGTTCTTCGTCAATCGCCGTGAAACGCGCCTCATAGCCCAGACCATGGGCAACCGCCGCAAGTACGAAGAGTGGAGCGAACTCAACATCGGCACCGCCGCCATCACGGCCCGCGCCGTTGACCGTATGGGGTTCATGGACCGCGTCGTGCTGCTGGACTTGGAGGGGTATTTCTCCGAGATACTCCGGCCGACTATCTACCGTAACGAACTGTTCGCTTACCCAGTGTACGAACCCTTGGAAGTGACCGACATCTTCCTTCATGTAGCCGACGGCGAACCGTTGCGGCCGCTTACTACGGCAGAGTTCCGCGTGGACAAGAACAGGGTCGTTTTCAGCAAGGATTTGATCGGCATGGTAGAAAGTAACGACCCTAACGCTAAAGCCGGCAATTTGACCGTTTCTATTCGCTACAAGCACTACCCCGTCTATCACATAATCGACGTTGACCGCGAACTCATGCAAGTGCGCGAAGGTAAGCCCTGCGCCGTGGATCGTGGAGCGTTGACCGCTATGCCAGTGAAGGTCGTTGGCCGCAAGGCGGAGTATGTATTCCCGCCCATGCGCTACGGCGACGTCCCCTACGATAACACCGTGAAGTAATGGCACGGCCCATCAACATAGACGTCACGGGTTTAGGAGCCCAGTTTGGACTCACCCAAGCCCAGATCGACGACCTGACTGAGTTGTGTGTTCAGGCCGTCACGGCAGCCGTCTATGCGAATTGGCAGGCCCAAGCCAAGCAGGGACTCAATTCAACACGCCCCGAATACCTCCAAAATCTCAACATCATCGACCGTGGCCGCTTTGCCAAGTCGATCGTCCTCACGGGGGAACTACCAGTGATGCTGGAGGCCGGGGCAACCCCTTTCGACCAGAAGGAGTATTTCCAGCGGTCATCGCGTGTCCGCCACACCGTTCCCGTACTACGCAAAGACGGTACGGTACTGAAGCCCGGCGGCGATTGGTATCTGACTGTTCCGTTCCGCCATGGTACGCCCGGCACGGTTGGTCAGGCAGGATTCTCTGACGAAATGCCTCAAGAGGTTTACAACGTGGTACGCACGTTCGTTACCGGGCAGCGGTTACGCGCTTCGCAGATTCCTTCGCCGTACAACATACCGACTACACGCCGTGCCGTGGCAGCTACTGACCGCTCGCCGGCATACGGGGCTTACCTGCGTAAGCACTCCATCTACGAGGGCATCACCAAGATGACTGGCGTGTACGCGCGTACCACCCAGAACATGTACGTTTCGTTCCGCCGGGCGTCAAAGAACAGCGATCCGCTGAGTTGGATATTCCCCGGTTTGGCCGCAAGACGGTTTGCCGACAAGGCCCTCGACCAGACGGACGTTGAAACCATAGTACATAACGAATCGGTTAATTTCTTGGAAAACTTATGAAAGTAGACGCCATTATCTTGCCTGAAGTGATAATCGCCCGCGTGCTGAACGCCATCGTGAAGATGATACGCGACGATATCGCCATGACGCTACCCGCTGACGTCAAGAACACCATCCTGTATCAGCTGCTTGGCGCCAACGAAGACGACCAGCCTATCCACATGAACGCTTATAACTACTTCAAGCAAGCGGTCAAGATATTCTCTAACCCGGCAAATTTGGAGGTCCATTTGGGATACAACGCTCAGGTAACTACAGCCCTCGCCGTTCATATCATTTTGCCCGGTGAACAAGCCTCTAATGCCCCGCTGGGTGAGGGGCAGGAGTGGGACGCTGACGCCGAGCAATTCATGTACACGCAGTGGATGGATGCGCAGTACCAGATTCTCATCACGTCGGATAATTCATCCGAGGCCATGATTGCCTACAACGTGTTGAAATCCATGCTGCTGATGTACGCACCAAACCTCGACTTGGTAGGGTTACGCATCCCGCGGGTATCGGGCGGCGATATCATCCTCCAGCAGGACATCATCCCGCCAACCGTATTCCACAAAGCCCTCACGCTGGCGTTCAAATACGAGGTTACGGTTCCAACAAGATTGCGTGCCCAAGTCGTAAAGGCCATCAGCTACAATTATAACATTTGCGACCCGTTTGGCGGTGAAGTGATAATCCCCGGCGGCGATAAAACCGAATAAATACCAAACTTTTCTAAACATACAACATTATGAGTACTGTGGTAACGATGAATGGCAAAACCTACGTTGAGCCGGGTTCGTACGCGATCACTGTCTACCAGCCTACTTCGGTAGTCAACGTGGCTTCGTTTGGCCGCGTGATGATTATCGACACGGGTCTCTCTCAGGAGACGGTGGACGATGCAACGTACGAATTCGCTGGCGGCGCAGGTATTGCCGGCGTTGACGCTTCCGGGCGCAAGGCCATTTACAGTTTCGAGAATTTCGAGGACTTCTCGGACTTTATGGGTGGCGGTATGATCACCGACATCGCTCAAAAGCTATTCACGCCGATCGACGGTGCGCTGGGTACGCCGCGTCTGTACTATACCCGTGCAGCCAAGACCACGCCTGCAACGTTGAGTATCGGCGCTGACACCAATTCTATCGTCCTGACGTGTTTGAACGAAGGCGCGGTTGGTAACGGTGTAGCTGAAGGCGATATGAGCGAACTGTCGAACGGCACGCTGGAGAACCTCAAGGTGGGCTACGCCCTCGCGATTAAGGCAGGCGTTGATGACACGTCGAAATTCATCGTCACCATCTACCGGGGTAACTACCGCGGTACGGACGCCGCGGGTGAACCTTACGGCACCTATTCGCTGGCCGACGCTTACGGTGAGATGGTTGCCCAGTCGGGTGAGATTGGAACGTACGACGAACTTTACAACTGGTTGCTGACGTCGTCGATGGCCATGGCCAACTTCCGCCCGTCGAAGGGCGCAGGCTATGTAGGCACGACCGCGCTGAAAGTAACCGCTCCGGCGCTGTTCGCTGGTGGCACCACGTCGTATCAGGGTTCGAAGGGCGAGAACGAATACTACCCCGACGTGCTGGAGGCTATCCGCGAGTTGGAGGTTACGTTCTTCCTGTGTACGGACTACGGTGTAGTCAACGGCGCCAAGGCTTCGTCCAACGGCAAACTGTTCACCTTCCTGAAGAACGACGCCAAGTTTGACGAGTTTATGTTTGTACCCGGCGGCGAAGGAAAGGCTGATCTGCTGACGACCAACACCATTACCCAGACTTCGCAGGCGCTGGCTGTACACTACAACGACGAGAAGGTCATCGTCACCCACGGTTCGCCTACCGTACCGCGTAAGGACGGCAACGGCACCAAGAACCTGCCGTCGATCTACCTCGCTGCGGCTATCATGGGCCTGAACGCTGGTTTGGCTGCCCAGACTCCCGTTACGTTCAAGCGCGTGGGATACGACGCCTACGCCTACGACCTTACGTTCAGCGAGCGCGTGAAGGCCCTTCAGGCTGGTATTATGCACGTCCGCGAGGTTTCGGGTTACTACCGCGTCAATCAGGGTATCACGTCGCTTCAGAACAACAAGCAGACCATCTCCGAGGACGGCCAGACCTTCGAATTGTCGATCGCTCTGATCAAGGCTCAGCTGAACAAGGAACTGATCCTCGAAGGCCAAACGCGCTTCACGGGTAACACGGCGGCTCAGGCTTCGCCCAACACCGTGAAGGACTTCACCGAAACCAAACTCACGTCGCTCGTGGCCAAGGTAGGTGATGACAACCTGATTATCTCGTGGAAGAACGTGAAGGTTTCGGCCCGCAACGGCGACTACAAGGTAACGTACGACTTCGTCCCGAACGTTCCGGTCAACAAGACGTTCTTCGTCGGGAACATGCTCGACTATGTTTTCAACTCGTAATTAAAGAAAGGAGCGCTATATGTCGAATAAGAAAGTAATGACTGCACCGCTGGCGATTATCCGCATCAACAGCGTTGCCGTCGGTAAGATGAAGAACGTCCGCATCACGGAGAACATCCGCCGCGGGCGGGTCGTCGGCCTCGGTAGCCTCACGCCCAGTGAGGTTCCGGCGGTGGAATGGAGCGGATCGCTGAGTTGCAGTTCGTACTCCATCAATTTCAACCGTCTGGCCAACGTGTCCAAGAAGGGAACCTTCCGCCAGACTACCAGCGTCGAAGACTGGGCCAACGCCATCCTGCTTCAGGAAGAGGGCTTGGAGTTCGCTGTTCAGCGTAAGGTCAAAGACGGCGAAATCGACCCTGAAACCGGAATGGTTAAGGCCGCCTACGAAACGTTCGCGCTGGTGAAAGGGGCGTTCGTTACCCGTGAGGGCTTTGACATTCAAGAGGGGCAGATCTCGGGACGCGATACCGAGTTTGAGTACACCAGCCCGATCCTCTTTGACGGTATCAGCGAGTAACGCCGCGTTATCTACCAACACCAAGTATAAAGAGAGTGCTACGGAAAGCCCGTGGTGCTCTCTTTATTGTTAAACAAAATAGTCTAAAATGGAAGATTACAAACAACAACTTTCCGAGGTGAAAGCAGTCGAGTTCCGTGGTGCGAAACTCAACGTCAAGTTCCCTAACGTCGGTGAGATGATCGACATCGAGAACCTCAAAACCGCATACTCTGGCGGACGCTACGGCGTTATGCTGGCCAGCGGCGTGAAGAGTATGATCTACGCCGTTGACGTGATCGACGCCATGGCCTTCATCGAGATCAAACTCAAAGCCGTACGCAACATGCTGAACCTCCCTGAAGGGCAGTCCCTGATGAGCGTCGATTCGGGGCTGGCGTCGGAACTCACGGCTTGGTACAAGCAGCAAATCGCCCCGTGGTATAACTCGATGATGTCGAAACTGTATGAGGCAGGAAATGCCCAGCCGTCTCTCAACGCAAAGGGCGGAGCCGACGCTGAATGACGTCACTGACCGTGGCGTCGAACGCTGGCTGAGTCAGTTCCCGATCGACCTTTGGTGGCGGAGGAAATACCGTGTAGCCTACGGGTCGCCGCGTCACCGGGCGATGAGTTTCTTTGACCAGTTACGCGAGTACCGTGAAGAGGTGTTGCTGAAGCGTATCGCGCAAGAGCAGTCGGAGCGTGAAATGATGGGCGACGACTACGATTCACGGGTTGTTAAACTGAGTCAAGAGGAGATCGACGAAGACTACGAGAATATCAACTTGGATGACTTTTAACGCAAATAACAATGGCCGAAAGGGACATAACAGTTAACATCAACGGAAACGGCTCCGGCGGCACCAGCACTCCCCCGACGCCTCCCGAACCGCCCGCGAGTGGCGGCGATACGCGGTTGAGCGCGTCGGTGTCGGACTTGGTAAGCGAACTTCGCAGCGCGTTGTCCCAAGGCGGCGGCCCGGCGTTCGGCCAGAGTGGATTCAAAGGTTATTTGGACGATGTCGGTCGGAGTATCGTCACCCAGCGTCAGGCAGAAATACGCAACCGCTTTGACTTGGCTCGTGAGGAGAATTCGAGCCGTTACATGGAAGAGGTTAACCGCTTGGACGCTGAGCGTGAAGCGCGTGTTAACCAATATTCATTCGCCCCTAACGGTACACTGTTCAACCCCGAAGGTAAGCCGCTTCCGTCAGGCAAGACCATCGCTCAGGACCTCGATTCGTGGTACAACCCCCGGTTCCGGGCCATTGAAGAGCAATTTGCGCCGATTGACGAGCGTTTAGCCTCTGAAGAGGAAAGTGAGCGTGCCGCGGTAGAACGCGAAATGACGGACGCCCTGAAGGCCGTTGCGGAGGCGTTACGGACCGAATCGCGTGAGAAGTCATCAGGCAGCGACGATTCCTACATGGGCCGCTTGCGTTTGCAGCGCAAGGAACTCACCGACGAAATGGAGCGGGCCGTGTCGCAAGACGACTACGTTGCCGCTCGTCGAAGGTTGCAGGAATTCGATCAACGTCAAAGCGCAGCCGGCAACGGCGATATCTTCGAGAACATCACCAACGCCCGCTTGGCTACTTCCGGCGCAGGCATGATAACCTCAGCCGCCAGCGGTAACATCACTGGCATGGGTATGGGGGCCGCTGGTTTAGGAGCCGCCGCGCTTGGCATTCCTATCGCAGGTATCATCGCCGGAGCGATCATCGCTGCTGTGGGTCAAACCGTCATAGCCACCACCAACCGTATTGAGTCCATGGGCGACATGGCCGCGATACGGGGAATTTGGGGTGGTAATACCGGTAACGCCGCACTCCGTAACGCTACCGCTACCGTCATCAACGCCCGTACCCAAGGAGCCTACGGCGAAGAAATCACCCGTAAACAACTGGGGCTGGAGGACGCCGAGTTTATGCAACGCGCGCTTGCCCTCATGACTACGTCTGGTGTGTTGGCTAACTGGGAGAACCGGACGTTCTACAGCTACGCCAACGAAAGCCAGTTCAATCTGCGTGAAGGCAGCGTTGCGCAGGCATCGCGCTATGACCGCTATGGCTTGGAGGCTAACACGGCAATTTCGCGTTTGGCGTACGAACTCGAACGCCTCAACGATGAAGGCGTGAATACCGGCATCGGCGGCGAGTTAGGATACATCCGGATGCAGGAACGGTACGACATCCAGCAACAGCTGATGGGGCGGTACTACTCGGCATACAATCGACCGAACTATGAAGTAGCCAACGCCACTCAGGCCGCTTACTCCGCAGCCATGGACCCGCGGTTCATTCAGGATAGCCGTTTGGGTGACGTCATCGCCAAATTAGACTCCGCGCTGGGGAACCCACAAAGCGAGAATATGCAGGCTATCTCGTTCGACGCCTTACGTGAATACGGCGCAGGGTTCGGACTGGATAAAATGAACAATTTCCAACTGCAGTACGTACTGAGCAATCCGCAGAGTTTTGGCCTCAACGAGACCCAAATAAACTCGATGGTGATTCAGCGTATCGCTGATATGGCCAATATCCCCAAAGACCAGCGTGGCGACATGAGCGCTCTGTTCGCTTCACCTGCGTTTATGAATATCATCCGCGGCGTTTTACCGAATTTAACCTACGACGAACTGGCTCAAACGTTGCCCGGTTTGGCTACAGGCGAAACGGCGCGTCAATATTCACGGTCCAGTCAAGCTATGAAGCAAGGGGCCACTGAATCGCATTATAGCATGCTTCAAAACATGAGCGACTACTCCGGATTTCGTACGGCAGTTGGTAAACTGCTGACCGCTACGGAGGAGTTCGCTACGCAGTTAGGTAGCACGCTGGCAAATTACAACATAGAAGAAAACGAGGTTCACCCCGGTTCATGATGATAGAAGTTAAGGGATATGTCGATATAATCCACGACCAGAAGAGCGTGGTAACCATGAAGGATTTCATAGCCTTCTACCACATTGACGAGATAACGCCAGAGAAGTTGTTCGACGACAACCGCGACAATATCTTGGCGGCGATGTCGTTAGTCGATAAGTACACCTACATGTTCGAGCACGGCCTGACCGGAGTCTTGGACACTTTAACAGCCGATAAGTTGGACCCCGAAATGGCGTTGCCGCGGTTCGCTAAGATACGGGTGTACTACACCAACATTCGCCAAGAAGACGTTCTATACGTCAGTAACGTCAAAGCCAAGATCACCGACTACGTAAAATGGGCTGACGAGCAATTGTTAGAAATAACGGACTCAAACGGTTTCCGGAGCGAAGGTAACGTCGTAACGAAGGAATATCGCAAAATGGCCCCTAACATTCGCGTGTGTGGGTGGTTTCGAGCCTTAGAGTTCCTGAACAGTGAACGGTCGGATGATACGAAGGCTTCATCGTTGCGTGACATATCCCGTTACGTTGGCTCCATGACAGTAAACGTCGCCAAAAATGGCGGTAACTTCACGTTGAGTCTGCCGCATATTGCTATTGAGGAAACTATTCGCGGTGAATCAGGTACGTATGAAAATACTATCATATCAGCCTCGATCGAGGAAAAGCCGTACTATAAAACGACTTTCGCTGATGACGTATCGCGGAACGAAAACGACTATTTCAACTGGCTCATATCGCCAAACGATTTGATATTCCTCCGGTTTGAAAAGACGGTGGAGGAAATCAACTCCGACCTTACCAACCGTACAGGCGAACCTCAGTTACGGGGCGACGTCTGGGACATGATCGGTTTGGTGGATTCGGTGTCTATTTCCACCGATTCACAAGGTGCAGTTTCCAACGTCAGCGTCCGCGGGCGGGACCTGATGAAGCTACTGATCGACGACGGATCGTTCTTCTTCCCGGTGGCTATGGACTTAGGCGCACGCGAACTCTTCGCCAACGCTTCAGGTATTTCGACTACCAACGCTGGCGACGGATTAGGCGTACAGTTGAACTGTAAGAATGCCGTCAATCGCCTTTTAGGACGAAACGTCAACGGCGTTATATTGCCTTTCATGGGTAATATGTACACCTTGGAATTTGTGCTCAAAGAGGTTATAAACTGGCTTTCGAATATCGCCATCGCCCCAGACTACTTGTTCACTCCGTGGGGTGATGACCGCACTACGATGGCCGATATTGAACCGGCAACGCCCGAAGACCCTAAAAAGAACGTGAAATGAGTATCGGAACCGGACTTGTACGTAAACTGGACCAAAAGGAAAACGAATACTGGGCCTTCAAAACGTGGGACCCTGAGTGGTGTGTGTACGGTCAATCAGCCGCAGCGCCTCTTCTCATAACCTCCATAGTCGGCAACCGAACGCTGTCCATGGACGGCAAGAACAAGAAGGAATTCCACCAAGGGTTGGATATTTCAATGCCCGTTGGTACGGCTATCTACGCTCCGGGGTATTGTAAGTGTGTGCGTGTAAGCCGAACGCCGAATAAACCCTCGGGAAACTACGTTTCGATAATCATTCCAGCATGGTGGTTTGGAAACGTCGGGCTGTTCGGTCAGTTTGAAACCGCCAACTTGGCGAATAACGCCATATCACGTAAGAAGTGGGCCGAGTACGCGGTGGCGTGCTATGCATACGCCACAGTACGCTTTATGCATTTGAGCGAAATCGCCAATATCAGCGAAGGTGAATGGCTCGACCCCGGTACGCTGTTAGGTAGATCAGGCAATACTGGACGATCCACGGGGCCTCACCTCCATCTGGATTGTGCAGCCAACGGCGATTGGCTCAACCCGGCTCAAATGATGAGTAAGTGCTATTTCTCCATTTCAAAGAAGGAATTTGCCCCTTACATCAACCCCTACGACCGTCGCCGATTCACCACCGACGTGGGGTCAAAGCCCGTGCCCGACTACCAGTGGATGATGGACTTCACGCGCTACAATCAAGTAGAAGTGCCGTTCGATTCCAAAGACACCGAGCCTATTATTCCCGAGGTTAAACTCGAAAACCTTCAAGTGAAGCAGCGTTTGGCGCCCGGTATATGGCAGATCGTCAAACTTATCATTGACGAAAACGTGGCTCATCGGCAGGTATTTGATGGCACTATTACCAACCAAACAGGCTCGCTTCTAAACTGGTTCAACAAGGTATGTCAAGAGCCGTTCGTTGAGTTTATGGGAGAAACTTGGGGCGACCAATATTACTTCATCGCCCGCCGGCCGCCTTTTGATCACGCCAGTGTGCTGAGGGCTTACAACTACGCAATGAGCGGTAGTGGCTTGTATCACGTGGTTCAGAAGGAGCAGGTCGTTGAAACGAACTTCACTCAAAGCGTTTCCAACGCTTACTCGTGGTACTACCTCCGGCCGCGCGTTTCGTTTGGCGGTAACGACGGTACGGTGTACTACATTCCGGCGGTATTCTTCCCGGAGATGGCGGCGTTATTCGGCGCTCGCGCTTGCCACGTTCAAAGCAACTACTACAACACCGTCAACGATGGAAAGGCTGATGTTGATAACGCCAGCGAAGAAATCAGCAAACAGGCGCGTGATAACTTCGCGAAGTCGTATCTTCAGATGATGCTCGATTTGAAGTACCTGATCGAAACGACGATCTATTTGCCATTCACCCGTCAGGGGACCATCACCCTGTACGGCAACCGGCAAATCAAGCGCGGTACGTGGATGTATTTCGTTCCTACGCAAGAAATGTACTACGTTGACGCTGTAACGAATACTTTCCAAAGCGTCGGAAACCGCGTTTTCCGCTCGACCACGTTACAGGTATCGCGCGGCATGAAGACAAGCCTGATAGACGGTACAGGTCAAGATTTGACTCATGTCAATAAGGCTGATGGCTACAGCGCGTTGAGCGGATATTTCGGCTTGGTTGACTTCGGAAAAACAAAAAGCGGGGCTGCGTACCCTGAAAAGTGGGACGGCCTCATTGAGGGGAAAACTACCTTCAATGAGTGTATTGCCGACATCCATATCAATCAACACGTTTTGAACATCCTATGTAAAAAAGTCGGCTTTTTGCCCGGAAAATAGCCTATGGAAACAAAAGATTACAAACGCACCCCGGCGCCATTTGGCGTACAGATGAATCACCTTCATATGGGGTGCGGCGGTATAGGTTATATCGTTATCCCTGAGGGCGGTGAGAACCGCGAACTCTACATCCAGAACTGCATGAGGACCAACACCGTGTCTATTCAGGGCGGCGCAGGTAGGTCTATTTACAACAACGTGCCTATTCCCCCGTCGGTTCTCGAAACGGTGGAGTTTCCGGTGTCGATCGACGAGTTCGGGACCCCCGTGGTCTGGGTACTGGATGAATACAATCAGTGGCCTGTCGTTGTAAACTCTTTGGACTTACGCAAGTTCAACCAGCAACAACCGGGTCAGCGTACTATGCGCAAGGAATCAAACGGAGTGGTTGCCGAGGTGAAGACCGACGCCTCTCAGGGTATCATCGACATCTACGTCGGCGGTACGGAGGACACCCCTGCTGAAATTAATATCCGAGTTCAGTCGGCTAACGTCGATTCCAAAGTGAACATCATTTCCGACGCCGATATAAGCGTATCGGGTGATAAGCACGTCGAGATCACTTCCGCAACCCGCGTAACGGCACACATAGTGAATGGCGTTGATACGGAGGCCGGCATTGAAGTAGTTCTTCAAGACGACGAATTGCAGTATACCACCAAGGGCGGCAAGTCGACGTTTATCGTGAAGGGTGAAAAGGCTTCGTTCAACGGCGGCGCAAACCGCGGCGTGGTGAATATCGCGCAAATCGAATCGCTGGTTCAGGCTCTCCAAAAAGACCTCCTGATAGCCTCGTCCGGTTCGAACCTTTCGAGTTGGATGGCCAGCGAAATGCCAAAGATGGAGGACAAGAAATTATCACATTAACGCCATGGGAAAGTTAGGAATAGACCCCAAAATGGTTATCCGCGCTACGTGTAAGGACTACCTCGCCACGCTGCCCAAAGAAGAGGCTGACAGCTACGTTGACGACATGGAGCAGTCGGTTGGCGATTCTATCCAGCAAAAGATCGATGAAGCCGAAACGTGGTTGGAAGCTGCTGAAACATCCGGCACCAACGCCATTGAGGCGTCCACTTCGTTAGGCGTTCAAGCCGTATGCGCTGACCCGATGGCGGGTGTAGCGTCCGCGGGCGTCATAGCGTCAGCCAAGTCCGGCGCAGCTACCGCCAAAGCGCAGGTGGCTACCGGTAATGCTGCCATCCAGCAAGTTATACGTATCGTTGGTGGTTTCATGCTACCGCTCCCGACCCCTGTAACCGCCGCGGCTCAAACTCTGGCCGCAGCCGACGCTGCGTTGTCGGCCATACCCGTGTAACAAGTATAATTGATGTAAATTTAAGACGATGCCGACCATAGCAGGAACAGTTCTCAATAAAGCCAAAGGCGACTTTGCCAGCGCAGCGAGCGACGCGCTTGTTACGATGGGCCGCGGGTTGGTACACGCTGTTGCGCCGGACGACTACGAGTACTACATGTGTACGTTGGAGTTGATAAGGTCGAGCGGTGAAACCGCGGCTTTCATGAACCTGCCTGTCATGCCCAGTAACATCACTGAAAGCCGGACATCGCTTACTACTATCACCAAGACCAACAACGTGGTGGTGTCGATGATTAACCCGTCGTTCAACCCCGTCGATATTTCACTGCGCGGTACGTTCGGCCGCAAGTTGCGCGTCTCGTTCGGCCAGCAGCAGTTCAAGGATCAGGCTGAAGAAGGAGCCTCCATCCCGTTCTTCAACATCGGCATGTTTACAGGAGCCGCCGGAGTAGGCGATAACCGTACGATGATCGCCAAAACGGGGTATGGCCTTACTAAGATGATGCAGAAAATCCTGACCGCGGCTACGAAGTTGGACCCTAACGGAAAGCCCTATCGGCTGGTGTTCACCAACCACGCCTTCAACACGGCGTACTACGTTGAGGTCGTTCAGGATAACTACTCGATGGACGAGAACAGCAACATGATCTGGAATTACTCGATCGAGTTACGCGCCGTGGCCGCTTATACCACCATCAAGTCCCTCAACGACTTCTTGGGGCAGGTCATGAACCAATCGTTGAGCAGAAGTGTAACGCGGGTACTGGGACAGGTCAGTGATCTGCTCACGTGCGGTATCATGAATATGTTTTAGCCATGCTGATTCCTGAATACATAATCCGCTTTTCCAACGTGACGAAATATCGTTTGACGGACTTCTTGGAGCGATACCAAGACTTCTTCGACAACGATTATACGTCCATCGACCAGTATTTTTCAGGCCTCAGTGAAAGCGTCGATCATGACCGCCTGCGCCGTCTCCAGAAATTGCTCGCTGACTGCCGTGAGTTACAAGCCCAGTTCAAGAACTACGACAACCGCTTTGATAACTGCGGCTATTGGCTGCTGATGGAGTGGATCGACAACCTCGTTATGCAGGTTGAAAAGGTTACGAAGCTACCCAAATTCCGGCGCACCACGCTGACTGCCCGGAATTACAAGCCCGTTATTCAGGTCGAGTCGTCGATTGGCGCTCAGCGTACTATGGAGGACCTGTCCATAGCCATCCAATCGAACGGCATGGACCGCGTTTCGTGGGAGCAACTCATGCTGGACAACGACCTCGAAGAGGACCAGTGGGAGATTGACGAGTTGAAGCCCGTGACGGCTATGGTGAATAACATCACACCCGCTGCCGTGACTACTATCTTAGAACCGCCAATCGGTAAACAGGTCTACGGCAAGGACATCGCCCGTAAGATCACCATCGAGGTTGAAGAGGAAGTGGCAACAAAGGCCGTTTTTCGGCGATCTGGCGACTCAACGACCGTCACTTCGGCCCGGCGTATAGGTGACCTTAAAATCGTTAAATACAAGGACAACATCGACCAAAAGGTGATGATCCTCATGGGACTCAACCGCGGGACCGTACCCGACAACCCGTTGCTGGGCGTCGATCCTAACCTCACGGCTGGAGTCACCGCCGCGCAGTTGTCGCTACCCACGGTTCGCCGCCAGATGGTGGACACGTTCCTCCAAGACGATTTATTCGAGGCTGTTGATATGGTTTCCATCGAACAGGATCAGGATTCGCTGGTTTGTACGCTGGAGATTAAGACCAAGTACAATGACAAAGTGACCAAAAAAGTGAAGCTATGATAACGCAGATAACGCCAATCGAGGAACTCAAGCAGATGTGGCTCGAAATATTTCTGAACAAGACCGACAAGGTTTCTGACGTGTCAGCCGAGTCGGTTTTGAACGCCATGGCCTACGCCGATTCCAAGATCGGCCAGAAGATCATGGTCAATCAGGCGGTGATCGAAGGTCACATATTCCCCGATACAGCAGCAGGCGAATACCTCGACGCCTTGGCTGCGCTACGCGGCGTGGCACCGCGCTTCGGAGCCGCTCCGGCAACGACTTACGTCCGTGTCATAGGCGACCCCGGTACGTTCTATCAGGCTGGTACGATGTTCACCTCAACGACCGGGTTGACGTTCGTTTCGACGGAAGACGTTACGATCGGCGGTGTTGATGAAAACACAGGCCGCGTGGTCGTAAACGCCCGGATGGCGTATATCCCCGTTCGGTGTACGAAATCGGGGGCTGTTACCAACATCCCGCCGCTGTCGCTGAACCGCGTGAACCCTACGCCTCCCGGACACCAGAGTTGCACCAACGAGTACCAAGCTACCGGAGGCCGCGATCAGGAAGATGACGAAACGTTCCGCATCCGTATCAAGGAAAGCGTGAACCAGTTGGCGATGAATACGCTGTCGCAGTTGGAGCAGGTGCTGATGAAGATCAACCCTCGCGTCTTGCGAGTACTCAAAGGCGGATACGGCGAATCGCAAACTACGGGTTCAGCCGCTGAAAGCCGCATCAACCTGACGGTGGTATCAGTGAACGGTCAAGACTTCACACAAGAAGAATTCGACGAGATGTATTCGCGCGCTGAGGAGTATTTGTGCCTCACCGACCTGCTGCGTGTTTCTATCGCCGGAGCGCGTTACCCCGCTATCAACCTGCGTAACGTCAACTGGCTGTTCGTTAATGTGGACTTCCGCGTTGATATCGACCCGGCGTACAATACCGACGACGTCCGTACCCAGATTCAACTCCAGATGAACAAACTGTTCGACTACCGTTTCTGGGAACCGGGTGACAAGGTGGAGTGGGAAGACATGCTGTACGTCGTCAAGAACGTCGAAGGCGTGCGATACGTCCCCGATACGCACTTCAACCCCGGCTACGACATCAACGTCCCCGAATATACGCTGCCGCGGGTACGCAGTTTCGTGATGCGTGACTTGGACGGCAACGTGATAATCGACAACGGCGGAGTGCTTTCCGAAGTGTTCTACCCGAACGTCGAAGACGCAAACTACCAAGCAACCGTGTTAATGTCTATCTGATATGAATCTCACTACCTCCATACGCAGCAAGGTCGTTGTTTCGCCGTCGAACGAAGTGACGATCACCGCCGCGGCCAGTGGCAACTTGCCTGAAATCTACGAGGCAGAGATTCTCCAAGAGCCTAAGACCGTCAACAATACGCCGGGTGTCCAAGGCGACCTGATGATCAGTTTGGATAAGCCGCCCGCCGACGCTGCCCTTACCAGTGATGGCAGGCTCGTTTTAACGGTCAGCGACGGTGAAGAGAGTAAGTACCACCGCGACGGCTCCGATTTGATGTACGACCGCGCTGAGGACCCTCAACTGAATAACGTCATGGCCGCGGTGGGCGACATGCTGCTGGTGGCTATCACGTGCGACATATCAGGGCGCGTTTCACTGGCTTCTTTCACCGAGGACCTCACGGGCGTGAGCGCTCCGGCGGATATAGCGCGGCTGTTCCGCGTGTCGGCCGACGGGTTGTTTTGGAGCGAATGGACCGAACTGACCAACGCCGCTCTTCAGGCTGCTGAACCCGTGACGGCTGACGGTATGATGTCGATCGAGGTACAGTACATCCGCCAAGGAGGTTCCGCGCCTATCACCTTCAATTCGATCACCTTCAAAGGTACGGTTGAACCGATTCAGTTCGTTGCCCCTACCCTCGACGAATCGAACTTTTCCGGCGTCGTTGGCTCAGAGCAGACCAAGCGTATCGAACGCAACCTGTT